CAACATATTTTATATCGTTGGTTGTAAAGTGGATATCATCAGTATATCTACGTGTACTTTCAGCATGCCAATAATGTTTACCAAGTTCTAGCGAAATTCTATACACTTGAATTTCAGTTTTCTTTTCAGGATTTTCTTGTTTTAGCATTCCTCCGGTAATCTTTTTTAGCTCTAAATATTTAACTTTGTATTTCAAATATTTAGATTTGTACAATTCTAAATTTGAATATTTACTAGACATATATTTTTATTTAGATATTTTTTATTTAGATATTTTTAGATATACTTCCTATTTGGCAATTAATATCATATTCATATACAGTTCAAAAAATTCAAGACATTTCAAGATTTATTAAGTAAATAAATCTTGAAAGTCTTGAATTTTGTAGAAATATTTTCACTAACAGACATATAATGGGCAAGTTTATTAGTATTTATAATACTTCATCACAAAATATATCTAATAATTTATGCTCACTATACCAGTGTAGCGAGCATAAATTGCGGTGTAAATATTTATTTATTTATTTAATAAATAAAGTATAATCATTTTTTTTTCTTTGTTTCATTAATACATTTTTTACACCAACTTTGGTATCCATCTGCTGATGCTGATTTAATACAAAAATTAGTTAATTCCAATTCTAATGAGCATTTTTTACATATTTTTTTACCAATACTAATTCTAGCTAGAGTTTGTTCTTCTTTAAGTTTTGCCATAGTAATTGATCTTTTTTTATGTGCTTCTTCTTTGGAGTTTGAGCCTTCTATACTATCATAATATTCTTTTAGTGTAGTTGATATTTTCTTTTTTCTTTGATCACCAACTATTAAACATTCATAACACCAAGAACCACCAATAATTTTATGTATTTTCGTAGTCCATTGGTAAGCTTCGTTATTAAATTAATATTATTGATCTATTATACGTCTTTTAAAAAAGACGTATAATAGATCAATAATATTAATTTAATAACTGCGTTCGCCCCTCAATGCTATCATCTTAAATATGCTAAAGCATATTTAAGATGATATCATTAAGAGGGTGATTATTTGAACATTGTATAATAACATCATTAAATCTATTAGATAAATCAATTTCAGAACTGATTAATTCACCATTATTAGATTCAAGTTTATTTCTAAAATTAATTTCAGTTATTGATTTTGTTAAAGTTGGTATAGTTGATTTAACAACTTTATTTAATTTCAAATAATTATTAGTTTCTTTTATTACTGAATTTACTAACTTTTCCATAATCAATCCTTGTTTTAACAAATTCTTTAGATTAGTTTTGTTTGTTGATTCAGAATCTAATTCATTATTTAATTCATTATTTAATTCATTATCTGGTTTATTTTCTAAATTCAAATCATTATCTGATTCAAAATCCAAATCATTATCTGAAACTAAATCATTATTTGAAACTAAATCATTATCTGAAACTAAATCATTATCTGATTTTGATTTGGAATTTTTAGCTAATTTATTTAAATTGTTTTTGCAACATTTACATCTACGATCTAAACCATCATAATTTTTAATATTTTTAGGATAAGATATTATATTTATCCATTGTTCACATTTTGTACAAAATTTATATTCAATATCATCATTATATGTCAAATGATGAATTTTTCTATCATTAGTTAAAACATCATCTGGGATAACAAAATCAGGAAATTTTTCTACAAATTTTGCATATATTTGTTTCTTTTCAGTTAGAATAGATAGGTCAATATTAAGTTTATCAGTTTGATTTTGAATATTTGAATCAATATTTTGATTAATATCATAATCAAAATCAGACCATTTAAAATTGTCAGAATGTGCTATCATAATTTGTTCGTATTCATCAGCTAGAAGTTTATAAGCTGGTTTCAAAGGTGAATATTGATTTTCAATTTCAGCATATGTTTTCTTAATCCAATTTTGTGCTGCTGTTTTATCAGCAAATATTTCTGATCGTGTTATTTGTGGTTTAGAAGGATTTGTTCTATAATATATACTAGCATTAATTCGTTCATTATTTTGTCCATCTATTTGGCCATCTATTTGGCCATCAATCTTTTCATAATTAATTCCATTAATACATGATTTATTTTTATTGTTTTCAGAATATGATACTGCATTAAGATTGACTAAACGATTATCCAAAGGATGACGATTCATATGATCAACTATTTCAGGATCATCTTTATCGAGATTTAGTAGATGTCTATGAAGAGATTCTTGATGTGCTGATCCATAATGACAATATTGTTTGGAATTTTTTGAACCACCGCTTCTGGCAACATATAAATTGTTATTTTTAACAAAATCAAGTTGATTATAATCCATTAATGTACAATAATTTTGTGATAATTGAACAATTATATATTTTGGTTTAGCATTGATTTTAATTATTTTATACTTATTTCTGGTTTCCAATAAATCATCTGATAATTTCTTTTTATATTGATTTGCTGCTTCTTTTGCCGCATCAGATGATCCGTAATTTCCTATAATAAATCGTTTTTGATGACCTTTGACAGCTGAGATCCAAGCATTATTATCATTTTTACGTTGAAAGACGGTACCAGCGTATTTTCCACCTTGCCAACCGATATAATTAATATCAGTTGGATTAGTATCTAATACTGGATCTTTTTTATTTGTAGAATTTTTGGCAGATTTAACACATTCTCTACATCGTTTCTCCTTGGTTGGATTTGAATATTTATCCAAAGATAAATTTTGTTTACATTTAGAACAAGCTTGTTTTATAACTTGATTTTCTAATTGATTTATAACTTGATTTTCCAATTCATTTTCTATTTGATTTATAACTTGATTTTCCAATTCATTTTGTGCTCGATTTTTTATTTGATTTTGTGCTTGATTTTGTTCTTGATTTTGTTCTTGATTTAGCATTTGATAATTGATTATTAGATATAATCATACTAGATAATATAGTTGACTAATGCATTATTAAGTTCAATTTTTTCAGAGTGGTATGTATTTTGAATATAATCTTGTGATTTTTATTAAATGATTCAATTAAAAGTGGATCATTTAATTAAGTTAAAGTATTAAATTAATTTTGTGTTGTTTTTGAGATTACATATATTTGCAACCACCCCTGAGCCTGAGCACTAAATGTAGCGTTGATTCCTTTTGAATATTATAGTCAGATAACGTTCGTCCATCTTCAAGCTGTTTCCCAGCAAAGATTAAACGTTGTTGGTCTGGAGGGATCCCTTCCTTGTCTTGGATCTTTCCTTTGACGTTATCAATAGAATCGGATGGTTCTACTTCTAAAGCTATAGTTTTTCCTGTAAGAGTTTTGACGAAGATTTGCATGGTATATGATTGATATTAATTAATTGTCAGAATATTCAGAATCTTATTTTTTCAATTTTTCATAAATAATAAGCACTTATTATTAGCACCTGTTTAGCAATTGTTTAGCATATAATATGACTAATACATTTAGTTCCTATTAAGATAGCTACCATACATTTAGTTCCTATTAAGATAGCTACCATACATTTAGTTCCTATTAAGTTAGTTACCAATAATTAAAAATTATAGATGGTAACTACTTTTTGCTCTCACACTATTATATATTTAAGATGGGATCTTCTATTAATTTTAGTGATTTTAGTGATTTTAGTGATTTTAGTGATTTTAGTGATTTTAGTGATTTTAGTGATTTTAGTGATTTTAGTGATTTTAGTGATTTTTTTATAAGATGTTTTTATGGAATTGGTGTTTTTATATTTGGTCTAATATCATTTATACCAAATATAATGATGTCAATTAGTTGTTCACATATATCTGTATATCTTGTATTGATTGCCTCATTTTTATTATTTTAGCTCAAATTAATTTATCAATTACATTTGGGGCATTTTATTAAGGTAATTTAGAATATCATCTAGTGTAACAGACATAAAACATCCTTTATCAGTCCAAGATTCAAATTCTTGGTTCCAAAATAATGGTGTCATTGTTTGGTCAAATTCTATTTTTTGTTTAAACATTTTATTACTTATTTTATATGGTTTATTTTTTAATGATCTAAAATGGATGGATGCATCCATACTATTAAAAAATGCACCACTAAATGCATATTCTGGATAAAGACCATCTTCATAATAGACACATTCGAAAACCAAATAGATTTCTTTATTTAAGACATCATCTTGTGTAAACATTATATGAGTTATTATACAACTTATACAACTTATAAAACTTATACAACTTATATAATTAACCAGATAAACTTTAATTTTTCATTTTTTTACTATAAATTTATATAATGCTTTGATAGTTATAATTTTCATATAATATTGTATATAATATTGTATATGAAAGATTATATAAAAATAATTTTAGCTAATCGAATTTATGACATTACAGAATTTGTCAGAGAACATCCAGGTGGATCCGAATTATTTATAAATAATTCGGATATGACAGAAAAGTTTAATGAATCAGGTCATTCATCGTATGCAATATCATTATTGGGCAATTTTAAGCCAGAAACATTAGACAACTCAGATCCGAGATATTGTCAAGGGTCAAAATTATCATATAATCAAACAAAGATATCAAAATTATTCACACACGAAGATAAGTTTAATATTCATAAAATATGTGGTTTTATTGTACTAATAAATTATATATCTTTATTTATTGATTATTGTTTGAGTGGTTTTGTTGGAGAGATATCTTATCGTAAGATGGATATTGGTTTTATGGCTTTATCATGGATACATGGATTACTTAGTTTGTCTAGTTTTCAGTTTTTAGTTCCAAAATCTAGAACAGGTATATTACCAATGATATGGCAAGAATTTAGAGTTCATTCGTCTATATTTGCCTTAAGATCAATAATTATAATGAATTTAATATATTTCGGTGGTTCAAATCAAATAACAGAAATTATAAGATTAGGTATTGTATTTTTGACAATGTATCTAGCAGATATATTTAGTAAATATCTAAGATCAGATTCAAAGAATCAACAACAGGATCTATGCCATATTGGACAGGACTTGATCCAAATATACAAAAATATATTAAAATATTTTATACTCATGCTCAATTTATGGCCACATTTGGATGTTTGATTTTGCGACTACCATATAATTTATTATATTTAGCATTTCCAATACAATTAGCCGCATTTTTAATGACCTTAGTAAGAAAAAATATAATTAGTGCTAAATTATATCATTTATTGTATGGATTAGCATTATTATCTGGATATATTGTTAATTTTTTTTGTTATTCATTATATTTTAGTATTTTGATAGGATTTATTTTGTATTATTTAAGAATAATTTGCAAAATGAATAAATATTATATGTGGTTTTGTGTCTTTGCTTTGTTTCATATGCAGACCATACCTATCTATTTATTTATAGCATCTATTATTTATCTATTATTTGGAGATACCTTATTTGAAAAATCTAATAGATTAGAATCCAATAATATTGTTGTATCAAATAAAATACTATCATCTGATCATTATTTGATAAAAATAAAAAGTGCAAATAAATTGGATTTCAAACCTGGACAATATATTAATTTATATTATAATACAGAAAAAAGACCATATACGCCAATTCATATAGATTCAAAAACAAATGAAATAGAATTCTTAATAAAGTCCTATTCAAATGGTAAAATCTCGCCTCAAATCACAGAAAATTATTTAATAAATTCGATAATATATTTCAAAGGTCCATTTGGTACAAAATATTATTCTGATTCAGAAGATTTATTTTATTCAAACTCAGTCCCACTTAATAAGACAAATATTTTGATGTTTTCATGTGGGACTGGTATAACACCTTTTTATTCAATGATCCAAAATTTATCAAAACAAACCAAATACAATATTCATTTATATTCTAGTTTTAAATCACCAGACCAATCATATTTATTTGATTCTGTTCAAAATCATTCAAAATTATCTAAATATGCGTATTTTAGTTCGATATCAGATAAATTAAATTCAGATAAACTTGATCTTATTCTAAAATCATTTGATTTATCAAATATTGTTGTATTTATATGTGGAACAAATTTTTATAATCAAATGATCACACAAAAATGTTCTGAATTTAAGATTGAGTCAATTATATTTTGATTTTGATACCAAATTCATATTAAATTCATACCAAATCTGCTATTTTACTAAATTTAATTAATCCTATAATATCTTTGATTACATCTAAATTAAATGAATCAATTGAAAAATCCTCATCCGAACACAAAATGTATTTTTCATATTTCTCAGATTTCTCAGTAAATGATTCCATTAATTCATCCATTAATTTATTACAAACATTTAAAATACGCTCTAAAATTATTTCAAATTTAACATTATCTTCTGTATTTGATCTATCTAGTTTTAATGCAGTTAAGATAGATTCAACATAATCATCTGATTCTATTTTTTTACAATAAGAAAAATAAGCTTTGAGATATTCGTTATGTGGTTTAATATTTTTTGCTCTACTTGCTAAAATATATGAACAAGTTGCTCCAGATATAGCTGAAACCATAAATTGTCCTAAAGTATTATATGGTTCTGGATAATATTTAAGATCTAATTTATCCAAAAGTTCTGAATTTGTTTTTATATCATAATTTAAAATTTCATCATCATCGGAATTATCAGAATCGGATAAATTAAATACAATAGCTTTATGATCTAATTTAGTAGTTATAGTTTGATTAGAATTATTCATTAATTATTTGATTATAATATTAAATAAATGTTATTTTAATCTTTATATCAATTGCATTGAGAAAAAATCAATTATTGATAATAATTTAAGATGATTTGAAAAATTGATTTTATTTTTAGATGAGAAACCTCCTTTTAGATATTGATCTAGTTTTAGATTGATAATTGTTGATTTTGATTTAGATTGCTAAATTTTTCTAAAAAAGAATCTTTTGACATTGGATACCACATCATAAATGTTCCTTGACCGTATGTACTACTACATTCTGTATAGATTTTAAAAAAAATATTTTCTTTATTAGGTAATTCTTCATAAAAAAAATAAACTTCTTTTATTTGTTCATTAGTTATAATTTTATAATATTTTGTTTCAAATAATGTATTGCATTCATCATCAATAAAATTATATATTTTTATGCCAAAAATACAACCATTTGTATAGATACCCATTTATAATATATTATTATAATACAGTATATTTATTAATTTTTAACACAATTAAATTATTATCAAAAAACAAAATCCAAACTGCCAAACTTTTAAAAATCCAAACTTTCCTAGCAAAAAAAATCCCCCCCGGAATGTTTACCCAAAAAACCGCTAAACATTTTTTGGGTAAAAAATTAGGTACGAATCTTTTACAAAATTATTTTTTGATAATATTTTTTGGGTAAAAAATTAGGTGTGAAATAATCATAAAAATAATATAGTACATTAATTTATATTATAAATTTAATTATAATTTAATTAGAAAATTAGAATGATATATACATGTGATAAGTGTGATAAAGTATTTAACCAAAAGTCTCATTATGAAGCTCATTTGAGACGCAAATTTCCCTGTTTAAAAATATATGATCAATTATTAGATGAATCAAATAAAAATAATTTAACCCAAAATTTAACGCACAAAAACGCACAAAAACGCACAAATACCCAAATTTTAACGCATAAAAACGCACAAAAACACACAACTGAACTAACTAATAATTATGTTAATTCTAAATCAGAAGATCTAGTATCAAATATATTATGTGAACACTGTAAATTATCTTTTTCAAGAAAAGACACATTAACTAGACATATTAAGAAGTATTGCAAAGGGGAAAAATTAGAAATATCTGTAATAGAAAAAATAGATGATTTAACAGAAAAAGTTAATTTATTAACAGAACAAAATAATAATCTTAATAAACAATTATGTTTAAGTGCAAAAAAGAAAAATACATTAAATACATCAAATACATTAAATACATCAAATACAAATAATGGTCAAATTATTCACAATCAAAATATTCAGAATCAACAAAATATAAATATTAAGATGGTAAGTTTTGGTGATGAAGATTTTAATAGACTAACAGAAGGAGAAATTCTTAATGTACTCAAATCAAAAAATAAAGCTTTCTTAAATCTTGTTAAACTAATTCATCTAAATGAAAGATTGCCTGAATATAACAATATTTTAATTAATAATTTAAAATCAAATTATGGATCTATTTTTGATGAGACAAAAATGATAGTTCAAAACAAAAAACAAATAATAGGAGATTTAATAACTAATCGTCTATATGATCTACAACAGCTAGTTGTTAAATATAAACAAACAAAATTTCTATCAAAGAAAGAAATAGAAATTTTAGGATCAGTTATAGCTTTTTTACAGACATCAAATTTAGAGGACGAAGATATTGATGGTAATATTATAAGGCCAGATAAAGAAACAACAAAAAAAATAAAGGAACTATATGATGAACTAATTTTAATGTTTTATAATGATAGAGATTTAGTAGAACAAACATTAAAACAGTTAACAGCTGAATTAGAAGCTAATAATAATTTATATTTGGATGTATAAATTTAAAACTAATTCACTATTTGATCCATTATTTGATCCATTATTTGATCCATTATTTTAATCCATTTTATCAGCAAAAAATATAATAGTAATTGATATATTATCTGTTGATTTTTTTTCAATTGCATATTCTGCTAATTTCTGAGCTATATTATTTTCTGATTTAGCTTTGAGATTTGTTAAATTTCGATTTGTTGTTTTTAGATGAGCATATTTATCTAATACATAATCAACAACATCCTGATTATTTAAAACATCCCATACTCCATCACATGCCATAACTATAAATTTCTCATCAGTTAGAGAATAATCAAATACATCCGGTTCTTGTGAAATATATTTATTATCTAAATCTCCAAATGATCTACTAACACTCATTCCACTTATACGAGGATCATCACCTTCTGACATTTCAATACTACCGCCCATTAAACAAATACGGCCTTTTTCACAAAAAAGATGTGGTTTATGGTCTAAAGTTAGTTGTTGAGCAATATTATATTCATTACATAAAGTAGCTCTAGAATCTCCTAAATTGATAATTTTAAGATTAAGTTTATTAGAATTTTCAGATCTAGGATAGAGTAAAGATACTAAAGCAGTAGATCCCATAGTATTAGATTTGGGATAATAATTTTTAAGTTTTTCTTGTATACGAAAAAATAAAGTACTCATCTTTGAATTAAATGTCTTAGATGCAGATAATTTTGTAGCAATAGGCGAAGATATATTACAAAAATATTTACCAATATTAACCTTATCATTATCAACTAATGCTTTTGAAATATCACCACCACCATGACCATCAAAAACCCCTGCATATAAAATAGGTACACATGATTTATTCGAATTATCTAAATTATTTATAAGATCCATTGCATCTTCATTATGTTGTCTAGTACCGGTGGTACTATATGATTGTATAATAATATTCATTTTACTATAGAATCATATAAGAAAATGATTAAATTAAATTTAATCAAAATCAAGCTTAAATATAAATTTTAAATATTAAATACTAAATATTTTTATTTAAGCTTGCAATTTTATTTGATTATTTAATGATTTGATTATCTAATTCTAAATTTTCATCATATGGAAAATAATAAGATGTGATATTATTATTTCTTTGAGTATTGATCCTAACATATCTAGTAGTTGAATTATATAATTCTGAATAAGATATTATATAAGACATAAATGGTTTAAATTCTTCATCAATTTTATCTAATTTTATATTTAGTTCACAAAGATATCTATTATTATTTTGGATTATGGTTTTTTCCAAACTTTTATGAATATATTTGGTATCCAGATCAAAAGGTTTATTTTCTATGATGAAATCCTTAATTGTAATATCAATTGGTTCCAATAGTATATCAGAAAAATATTTTTGAAAAAAATCAACTAATTCAACAATTTCCACACGGTAAAATCTACCATATTTATTTACTATATAAGATCCATGGTAGATTTTAAGTAACTGATTTTTACCCATATCTAGATACACTTGATGATTTTCACCTATATAATCATAATCAAAAGAGCCTGATTTATAATAATAAGATATAGAATTATCTTCATATATAACCTTGTATAAAATACAACTAGATAATTTATCCGATCTTTTCTTACCATCTAAAATCCATATAACATTTTGGTCAGCCATATAATTTTTAACACTAATTAGATTATGTCTAATAACAAAAACATTATCAATATGATTATGTTTTTGTATTATATCAGCAATTTTTGCATTATTCCAATAGTGGAAAAGATAATTTGGTTTGATAATATTGCTAGTCCATTTTTCATAAAAAGGATTAAGATATGTATCTTTATAAAATGTATTTAAATTATTTGAATTATTTGAATTGTTTAAACCATCTACGTAAATGCTCTCTAAATCACAAGAAAATCCTTTTTCATGTCTAAAATGACTTTTCTTAATGGTTCCACATGTTAAATACACTTTATTTAAACAACATATACATTTATAATTTTTGCTTTTGCTTGATTTAATAGCAAGTGATTTGTTATTATTTGAATCTAATGCAATGAAAACCATAATAAATACTAAACCTTTTTCTGATATGTGAAACATATGATTAAATATTCAATTTTTATACAATACGGACTGATAACGGAGATGAGCAAAACGAATCGAAGTTATTAGTCCGGAATGCGGAGATGAGCAAAGCGAATCGAAGAATTCCTATTAATTTAAGTCATAATTATATCTCTGAACGTATTATGGTTTATAAATTATATAAATAAAATATGATTTATTTATAAAAGTTAAATCAATAAAAAAATCACAATACCTTAAGTTTCTCGAAGATATTTTGTCTAGATAAAATGTCCAATCAAATGGATGATTAATTTGTTTTTTGAATATATATGATTTTTATATTCACATACTTAAAATTTTAGGATATTTTTTAATAATTTCTAATAATTGATCTACTGTCAGAACTTTATTTTTTTTTAATAATAATGAACATTCATATATAAATTCTCTCGAATTATTTATAATTTTAAAAGCATCGTCATAAGCATTTTTAATTAATTTTGTAATTTCATTATCAATAATCTCCTTGTATTTTTCACTATTACTAGGATAAATTGCTGATTCTCCCATACCATAATAAGTAATCATTTTATGTGCTAATTTTAATGCTTCTTCAAAATCTGATATAGCTCCAGTACTTACAGCTGATTTACCATAAAATAATTCTTCGGCAATTCTTCCACCTAATAATATCATTAAATGTTGAAATAATGTATCACGATTATAAATATTATGATTGTCTTTTTCAAATAATGTATATCCTGGTGAGTTAGGTGAAGATAAGTTAATAATCACTTTCCTAACCTTTGCATGATTATATGATAATAATCCAACTATAGCATGACCCATTTCATGAATACATATTTTTTCTAAAATATCATCATTAAATATATGCTCAGAAGGTTGCCAACCAACCAAAACTTTATTAAATACTATATCTAAATCTTCTTTTGTAATTTTTTCACGATCATATCTTAATGCATTTAACATTGCTTCATTTAATAAATTTTCAATTTGTGCACCAGAAAATCCATTCGTAAAATCTACTAATTCATCAACACTTATAGCTGAATCACATGGTTTTCCCATAATATGTATTTTAATAATTGATTGTCTTGCCTTATCATCTGGATTTCCTATAAATACACGTTTATCAATTCTTCCAGGACGCATTAAAGCCGAATCTAATAAATCAGCTCTATTAGTTGCTCCTATAATAAAAAGTCCTGGTTTAGTTTTAAATCCATCTAATGAAATAAGTAATTCATTTAATGTTGTATCTCTTTCTGCACTAGATGATTCTTTATCAGAACTTCTTGATCTTCCTAATGCATCTATTTCATCAATAAAAATAATACATGGAATGTTATCATTTGCTAATTTAAAAAGTTCACGAATTCGCGAAGACCCTACACCAACATATTTTTCTTGAAATTCAGATCCAGAAACAGCAATATAATTTGTTTTTGCTTCACCTGCTAATGCTTTTGCCATTAATGTTTTACCATTACCAGGCGGTCCTTCAAAAATTAATCCTTTGGGAGTTCTAACATTATATCTAGAATATTTTGTAAAATTACTAAGCATATCAATACATTGATATAATTCATCTTTGATAGCATCATAACCACCTACATCGGTAAAATTTGTGTTAAAATTAGTAATTACTTCAAAATTTTCAGATTTTTTTGATTTTTCTGAATGTCTCGATTGTCGCCTATAATTATAATAATTATCTGAATTATCTGAATTATCTGAATTTTCAGATTCATTTTGTTGCTCTTCACTATTAAACATATTATCAATAAATTTTTTATTTAAAATAATTCGAAATCTTCTATTTCTAAAATTTTGATAAGTATCAGTATCGGTTTCAGTATCGGTTTCAGTATCGGTATCTGTACCATTATTATTTAAAATTGCTTCATTTTGTTCTGTATAATTTTTTGAATTCAATCTTCTAAAAACACTTTCATGATAATTTCTAGAATGAGGATCTTTATTATAATCTATTTGTTTAATTTCATTATTATTAATACGTTCTAAATAATTATTATAATATCTTCTAGAAAGAGGATACTTAAAATCATTTGTTTTTAATTGAAATAATAATAATGATTGTACATAAGATATCCCTATTAATAATAATACTAGTCTCATTATTATATATGATAAATAATAAATATATTCTTTTTATATCGTTTTATTAGCTTATCTAAAATTTATAAATTATTGTTAGATACTTTAAATATATGTTTTTGAATAAAATAAAAAAAAATAAATATACTAATTATGATCTTAATTAATATATCTTAATCTAAAAATTTATAATATAGATCATATATATATTATAAATGTATCTACAAAAATATTTAAAATACAAATCAAAATATCTTGGGCTTTTGAAACAAATTCAAGTAGGTGGTAATTTAACATTAGAAGATATTAATAATTTTTTGCAAAAACCTTTGCCTATTGATGATATTACTAAAGTACCAATTAATAGTTTATATGTTGATAATAGCAGTAATGAATATTATTACAAAGGTTTACATAGATGTATTATTTTTATGAAAGAAAATGATAGTATATGGGATACACGAAAACATTTTATTTGTGATGATACAGGAAAAATATTTAATGATAATGATTATAAATTAATAGATGAAAAAAATGTAATAATTGAAAATATTAAAGAAATTTTTATAAAAAATAACATTAATAACATTTATACTATTGAAAATATGCAATATGATGACTATATAAATGATGATATACCATTAACAGAAAGAAATAAAACAATTTTAAAAGATAGAGAAAAAACAATAATTGAATCTATTGGTTTTAAATATATTTATACATCAAATAATAATGAAAATTGGAAAATAAATTTAATATCAGATACACAAATAGCTCTTGATATAAAATTTGATCTAACCAAAGTAGTAGAATTTGATGCTAATAATATAATTTTAGAAAATAAAAAAAGTATAGATACATTAAATAGTAATTATAATGCTTTTTATAATTTAAATCCTAATTTAAATGATTTATATGCGCTACAGGATGAAATAAGACGATATTTATTTGATAGTCGAAAGGGAATTGATGACTATTATTTAGATAAAATTAATTTTTTCCATGATAAATGTAAAGAACTACAATCTAATCCTTTATTAAAATTAGATAAAGATTTTTATGTTTTTAGAGGTGTATCATATTATAACCATTTCAAAACAGACGAACATTTTAATCAAATGGACAAATTAAAAATGAGTATGCCATTTTCAGCAACAACAAAATTTGACATTGCATCAGACTGGATTTCTAATCCAAAAATTGGAATTATATATGTTATAAAAATAAGACCAAATACACCATATATGATTTTAAAAATTCAAAGACAATTTGAGATAACAATAGGAAGTGGAACATTAATATATAAAACAAGACATTATTATAATGAAAGATGGATTATACAATGTGATTTTGAGCCAGATTTTCCTTATATTTAACTTATAGATTATTGTTAACTTTTAGTTGACTTTTTAGTTTTTTACTTAATTCTTTTGAATTAATTTTTTTAGGAGTTGGTTTAATTTTAGAATTAGCTTTTTTAGTTTTGGAACCTATTTTAGTTTTGGAACCTATTTTAGTTTTGGAACCTGCTCGTTTTGATGCTTTTTTTAATTCAGTTTTTTTAGATCCAATTTTTTTAGATCCAGTTTTTTTAGATCCAAATTTATCATTAGCAGTAGTACCAATAGTAGTATTTTTTTTTCTACCTAGAGTAGTTGTTTGTATTTTAGCTTGTGTATTTGATTTTGGCATTTCCTATAATATAAATTAACCGCAGATATAATTTTTAGTTTTTTATAAAAATATTTCCACCATCTATTAAAAAATTTTGTATGAGCCAAATTAGCTTTAATACTAAAAATATAATATATTTTTAAATCTCAGTAATACATTATATAATTGAGATTTAAAATGTGTATAATTGTTTATTTAAAAAATCCAAAAGACAAGAGTGTTATAATATCTAAAAATAGAGATAGAAATTATAAACCAAAAATAGAAATAATTCATGAATTAATAAATGGTGTAGAAGTTGCATATATGAGAGATTATTTTACTAATTGGACTGAAGGTCTTAATGAATATGGATTCGGTATTATAAATTCATCTTTACAAGTAGACTATGATGAGAATCCAATGAATGCTAGTCCACATAGTATGGAATTAAATTTAAAATCACAAAAAAAGTATTTAAATGCTTTATCAAAAAACTCATTTAATGATTTTATAAATGAATTATTTAATCCAAATTATTATATGGATATTGGTTTACAAGGTCATACTATTGCAGCAAATCCATATTTTGGGTTTCATATAGAATCAATGACGAATGCAAAACCACATATAAGTATTTTAAAAGATTATCATGTTTCAACAAATCATGGAAATAAATTTGCAAATACTGGTTATACTCATGGTAAACCACTTCTTTCATCAATTCTTAGACAGAAGTTAATTGAAGATGAAATCGCAAAATGTTATAATGCTGAAACTAAATGTAATACAAAATCTACAGAAATTGATATTTTTGACATAATGAATCGTAATTATTCTGATTTGGATATTGATTTACATCCATATAGAAATAACCCAAAATATTTTTTCACAACAAGTCAAATACAATTAGATTTAACAAATCGTATATTAACATTTAATTATGATTCATTATATAGTACATTTGTAGGTATAAAAAATAATTTACCCAAAGATTATATACCAAAGATACAAATAAAAATAAGATCAACATATAAAAAACCTCAAATTATTAAAAATCCTATTAAGAAAAAAGAAATAGATAATTTAATGAAAAAATATAATTATAAACATTAAGATACTTATAAAAAAAAGATTGATATTTTTATTATTAATATATTCAATCCTGATTTAAATAGATATAATATTATAATAATATCTATTTAAAAATGTCATATGCTAAATATTATGTTAAATCTTGTTATTCAAAAAATATACCAATAAATAAAAAATTTATAGGATGGATTGCTATGGTCGAATCTATTGTTCAATCTAAATTAGGAATGAATTTATTAGATATTCCAGATGAAGATTATATGCTAAACTATGAAAATAATATTATACCAATAAAAATGGCAAATATTATTTTGTCTCAATATGTTGATTTCGGTTTGAATTAGTTTGAATTACTTTGAATTAGTTTAAATTAGTTTAGAATTGGACTAGGTTTATTCAAAAAGTTTAAAATCATAATTGGATTTATTATATATTAATGCTCCAGTAGCATATGCTACAAAAACTACCTTTTGAATTGTTGCAGCAGTAATTGCTTGGTTAGAAGCAGGTGTTAATGTACTACCAGGTACACCATATTGTTGTGATAAAACGTATAACATTAATTCACCAGATTTAATTTTATTTGATTTTGATAAGCCAGTAAAATGAGAAACACCATTTTTGCCATTTATTAACATGTAATTGACGAGATAAAATACAATTATTAAAACAAATTGTACTAAGAAAAAATTCTTGTCTAGAGTAAATTTCATTTATCTTTTATATATTTATTAATTATAAAATTTTTTTGAATATAGTTAATTAATTAATTAATTATATTTTTTATCTTAGTATTAATTATATTTGATATGGATAACACATTTTATAGTCTTCCTTTTGATAAAAAGTTTGATAAATTTGATTATACATTAGATAC